AAGCGGTAGAAGAAAACGTTTCCTCCCCTATAGTATTCCCGATAATGTCTATCCTGTAAATCTCGGCCACCAATCTTCCTCCACCAAGCTTCGAAGAACTCCCTTGATAATTTAGAGCCATCTCTGAAGTAGATGTCTCCTACAGAGAATTCTGTCATTAGGTCAATGATGTTTCTAACTATAGCAACGTTGAAATAAGCCTTCTGGCACAGTATGATACAGTCCCGAGCATCTATAAAATTTCCGTAGTAACCAAATGAGAACTTAAACGGTAATGGAGACTGGTCGATATTGATATACTTATCTGTGCGCTCAATAACGGAACCCCGATTCCTTCGAGAACGAGTCGTACTGGTGTTGTCTGAAGCCTCTGCGTAATTAGCCATTAGTGGCTGACCATTTGCGGGAATTGCTATTTTTGTCTTTGCCATAAATTATGAACCTACGCTTACGCATAGAGTAACTAGTGATACACCTAATCCGGTTGCAGGCATTAACTGACCGGATGCGTCTAACTCCCATTGGGGAGCGTTTACTGTTTGCCTAAGTCCGAAAATTGTTCCCGAAGGAAGAAGAACGGCTGTTCCAGCACTCCCACTAGCGTAAATGGGAACCCCCGTTAACTTCATTGAACCGATATTTATCGTTTGAAATGTTCCTGATGCTAAGTTGAAATTTTGGACAGCAAGACTATCGCCGGAAATTAAGCCGTGAACAATGATTCCGCTATCAGACGTCAACCCAGATTTTAGGTAGGTCTGACCGGAAATATAGCAGTTTCCCGAATCCACGAAGGGTCCATAACAGGATAAAGAACCCTCAAAAGTTTCGTCATAAGCATGAGCAACTAAGCCTCCCGTCACAATATTACCAAGCAAAGAAAGGACAAACGTTGTAAGGTCTGCCGTATCTATTTGTTTAACTTTTAATGTATTGAGTACCGATGACATATCTTTAGTTATTACACCTTTTCTTGAATTACACTTTTATTAAACATCTGGTCACACAAAAAATGGTGTAAAGGTCGCGTTTTCATTGGGCTTTAGTTCGCTCATCTCATAGTAAAGCTTGGTAAGCCAAGCCCCCAGAAGACAGGTAGTATAATTATCTTTTCTAGCCCGTTTTTCTGTGTTATCTCTGCGAAGATGCTGAGGAAGGTCGAATGTTTGGGTCCCCTTGGCGGTCGTGGTAATTTCGATTAGAGCACACTGTTTCTTCGTCTGGTAAATGGCGTCGTCTTGAAACTCGGCCAACTCGCCAACGTTTTCAAAGGGAATTAGGTTAGTATCAATATGCGTATTAACAGCCTTATCCCAACCGATAGCGTTAGCCCTCACGTTTGAGGCGAACCAGATACGTTTGTGGTCAATACAAGCCTGAAGATGTTGATTGGCTTTGCGAATAAATTCTGTAGTAAAAACTTGTTTGATGCAAATTTTTCCCCCCTCTTTATCCCAAGAAGAGCGGGCCTTCTGTAACATTTTCCCATAATCAGAACCACCTAGTTCCGTATCTACTTCGAAGAAATCCAAATTAATGCGTGCAGCCTTAAATAAGACGCTTTCATTAGCTGCCTCAATAAACTGATAGCCAGCATTGTCGATAATTATCATTTCTATATTGAAATTCTTGACAAGATAAAACAAGTAACGGATATGGTTCTTCAAATCCCCCCCCGCGATTGCATAAGAATGAACCAAGGTTCCATCTTTCTTTTCGTCGTCTAACTCCATGACACTCATAGCAAAGAAGTCAGAAGATTTAGACTTACTGAAGCTCGGGTCGATGGACAAAATATATTTCTTCCCCGCTCTCCCCGCGACCAGAGCGCAGGGGTCTTCTCCATCTTTTAGAGTAACTTCGTGCATCTTTTTAGCGGAAAAGTAACCGTCAGATTCATCGACAAACTGAGCGCAATATTCGCGCTGAAAACTGGCGCGAGAAGAACCCCCGTCTCTTGCTTCTATCGCGACCTTTTGGTCAATCATGAAGTCGGGCAGGGCATTGTAAGCCATCTGAGAGATAAAATAGGAGCAACCTTCATCGTCATTTTTCTCCCCGTAGATTTGAGCCTTCCAATCTTGATACGTTGAATGAAGATTTTCGAAAGTAAAACTGGCAGACGACAAAGCTACCATCTTAGAGTTATTCTCGAAATCAAGCCTTTGGTCTTCTCGCAACACACCCCGAGCAATATAGTTGTCTTCTTCGCTACGAATTCTAATGCGCTCATCAATATCAATAGGGGAAGACAAGAAGGGCTTCAGAACATTTTCGATAATGTCCTGAGGCATAAGAAGATATTCATCAACCAATAAGATATTAGCGCGAAAGCCGCGAATCTTTTCTCCATTCAGGGGAATCGCAGAGATAGAACCTCCATTAATCTGCCACTCGAATAAGTCGTTCCTTTTGGATGGCGGACCTCCAAACGCCTGCATTAGTAATTCTGCTCCCGGAGATTTGACTATCTTCTCTAGATATGTGCTAAAGATAATACGGCTTGTCCTGAAAGTCGGGCCAGCTATCATAATCTTGCTCCCCGGCTCAAAGATGGATTGGCAGAAACAGAAGATTGCGGCCATGAAAGACTTGGCACAACCACGGCCCCAGATACACATACTCCTGTGTTTGGTCATCATGCCCTTAAGGGCTATCTCTTGATAGGGGGCTAATTTAACTCCAGAGATTAACTCTACAGTAAGGCCGATGTTTGATTTTAGAAATTCAATCAAGGTCAGGCGAGCTTCTCGGTCATCGAGTTCTCCCTTGAGCATTTTCATCTGCTCATTGACATTGACGACGGCTCGTTTATACTTATCTGGACAAAACCACATATTAGATTGCGCCTATGTCATGTAGATATTGCAGGTCTGCCGTCTTATAAGAGCAGCCACTATCAAATATCCTCTCTACCATCTTCGCCGCCTCTTCTCTATCAGCCACAAACAAGAATTGCACATTAGCGTACTTTTGTATGATATGTCGGACGTTATGGAAGATAAAGTCCGCGTTAGCTTTCTTTAAGCGCTTAAATATCTGAGCCTGACGCTCGGGATTGAGGCAATTGGTGAGGGTCTGTTCTACCAATACTACGACGTAAGCCTGTTCCTCGACCGCCCTGTCTAGTTCTCTGCAAAAACGCTCAACGCCTCCCGACAATGTCCCAGCAAAGTCATTCTCAGCCTTGCGCTCGATGTAGCCAGTGCATGTGAAATCGTGATTGGAGCACGCGTAGTCGCCAAATCTTAAAGTTGCGAACTCAAATGGTCTATGCACAAACTCCAGAGGTTTCTGTTCCCTTCTATCAATGTAGATAGTGTAGAAAGGAGGTTTGTTGGACTCATCAAAAGAGCCCTCTAAGCTGAACTTGTTCTTAAAACCCAGTTCCTCGCATAAAGCAAAGTAATTACCAAAAAACTGGTTGTAGCATTGAATAGGAGCCATCATGGCCGTTCTTAACTCTACTTGTGTTGGTGTCCAAATTAGTTTTTTTCTTTCTTTGCGTAACTCTAAAGCCATCTTTAGGTAGGCGCGAACGGTAGGTTCGTCCGTCTGCTGCACCCATTTTCTTAAGTTGTCTCTCGAATTGAAGTCTGTGGTGAGGTATTGCTCTTTGTTACGAAAACGAATAATCTGCGCATCAAACTTATCGTAACGCGGCCAGTAGGTTTGGTAATACTCCGCAAGATAAAGTTTATGAACTTTAATATGCTTATGAAGGTTCTGTTCCGCTGAGAACTCTTCATGACATACCCTGCATTTGATGCCGCTTGTTTGAGGTTGATTATCCATTAATGATAGCGTTCATGTCCAACCCCATAATACGAGCTTTGATTTCTTCCATGTTGTCCAGTTCGGTAGCAGCCGTGTGGATGATTTTCTTTCGGGCTTCAGCGAGGTGGATGAGTTTTTTTCGCGTCTTTTCTTCCTTCCAAAGCTGAACCAAGTTCAGAATAGAAGCGTTGGCGCTTCTCATCGCGGCTAATCTGTCAGACCGTTTTTGTTTTAGGTCACCCAATAGACCTTGCTGTCGTTTAGCTACTTGGTTGAGTTCAGTATTCAGACTACCGATAGCTTCAACAAGAGCCATAGAGATTCTTGCTCGCTCATCAGCATTATTCCCCGTACTCTCATCCAACATAGCTGAGAGTCTTTCCACTCGGGTCTGCGTAGCGGCCATCGCAACGTTATCGTGCGAGACATTAATGTATTGGTCGACTTCTTCTTCAGTAAGGTCTGGTTTGTCGTAAGTATAACGAACAAATGAACTCTCAAATAAGTCCCTTGCCGTTTGTGTTTCATAAAGGTTGATTTGGTTAACGAATCTGAAAATATTGAGGTATGCAAGCAAAGCTTCTAGTCCAGCTTTTTGCTGGGCGGTCATCTGCTCTTTGTTGATACCGTGATTGAAAACATACTTGTCTATACGTAACAAAGCTCCCGGCGTTGTCCTTGGCGCTCGATATTCTTCCGCTGGTACATCAACCCTGCCAACATTTGCTATATCTTCTTTGCTTTGAATGGCTCGGAGATATTCGGCGACTGAGCGTGTTTCTATATGAAGGTTGCTGAGATTGGTGTTGTTGAATAGAATCTTAGCCATCTCAACGGCTGGCATTGCTATCTTATTGCTATTGATGAATTCTTTTTGATTGTCGCTTAGCTCGATTCTATCTACGGGACTGTATACAGTCTTAGTCTCGGCTTTAAGGCCCTTGTTCGCGAGGAGATTCTTTATGGCGCGTCCCTCTTTACTCCTGCCGTCAATAGATTCGGCGGAGGGAAATGCTAGCTGAACCAATTCTGTAATGGACAGCTTCTTTTCGTCGGTAGTTTGAAAGGCGTCGAGAATGATTTTCTCTTGTTCTGGGCTAAGGATGACAATTTCTTCGGACATATTAAAGGATATCTATTTCGTTATTCTTTAGGGCTTTTTTGACCTTATCTATAATAGCTTTTCTGATATTCCTTAGTTGTTTATATCCCGGTTTGCGATTGGTTTCGTTGCTA